TCCAGGAGAAGCTAATGACGGAGAAATACTCGAACAATTTGATGGATTGTCATTTGACCCATTGAATCCAGATTTCTTTGCTAAGAGAATCGGTGATAGATTTGTAGAGATTGATTCAAATGGTAAACTTGATTATTATGGTGATTATCCAAATCAAAGTTTATACATCAGAGTAGGTGATTATGTTGATATGGTAGAAGGTACAACATTTAAATTACCAGAAACTATGTTACCTTTCGGATTTGAAGCTATTAACAATGTTGTTAAGAGTAGAGCTAATACAGGTGATGGAAGTGGCTCATTCGTACCGACTGCGTCATTTGTTGAAAGTCAACTTAATGACAATGGTGTATTCGATGAGAATGTATTCTTTGGATTTGATTTTAGTAAAAAAGGAAACAGAGAGATGTTAGCTCCTGTACCTAACGGAGCTCAGTCAGCAGGTAATGACAATAGAGCCTTTAACTTGAACACACACGCAGTAGGTAATGCTGATGCTTCAAGATTAGTAGGAGCTGGTGAATCTTACTCGGGTACATCAGAAGTAATTACTCTGTCAGGTTCAGCTATAGAACAGAAAAAGTTTGCTGTTCCTTTCCAGTGGGGCTTTGATGGAATGAATCCAGCTACACCTTCACTTACAGGTACAGACATAGTTAATACTAACTCACAAGGATTCGATATGTCCTCAGCAGAGGCTAGCGGAACATTAGCTTACAAACGAGCTATCAACGCTGTAAGTAATCCAGATGAGTTCGATATTAACTTGTTAGTAACACCAGGTGTTATTCATAGATTACACTCAAGTGT